CCAGTTCGTGGTCGTCCTCTTCCAGATCGGCGAGCCCTACAACCTGCTGGCCCACGGTCGTGCCGTAGTTCCTGCGCCCGAAGTTCTTCACCACCGGCAGGGACTTTGGATCGACTCGTGTGGCCATCAGACGCCTCCCTCCGCAGGAGTGCCTGGGGTAGACCCGGGCGCAGGTGGAGCCGCTCCAGGCGGCCCCATCATCTCCTTCTGGGACATCAAGCGGTAGCCGTCTACGACGGCGCGGAACTTCAGCCAGTCCTCGACTCTCTGCGCCACGAGCGCAGGATCTTCCATGGTCTGGGCCGCCTTCGTGGTGATGATGCCCTGAAGGCCAGGTTGCGGGGAGCCCATCGTGCGCTTCTGGATCATCTGATCCCAGACGCCGAGGATCTTGATCTCCATCTGGCGGGGCATGAAGATCGGAGCGGGAGGCTCCTGTGGAGGAGGCGGGATCTGAGAGGCAGCATCGGGGTTGTCCCCTTGAGGCCCAGCCGCGTCCATCGCCACTGCGGACGCCGCCTCGTACCGCTGCATCTGGTCCTTGTACTGGATCAAGGGGGCTCACCACCGTAGAAGTCACGGGTGCGCCTGTCGACCGCTTCCATCCTGGCCAGTTCCTCCTCCCAACCAGCGATGAGGGGGAGGATCTGATCCCAACAGGCGGCGCGGGCCATCTGCTTCCCCTCATCCTGGAGGAGCATGGTGCCAAGGGTCTGGAACCTGATCTGGTGGTTGTCGATGGAGGGGTCGATGATGGGGATCCTCCCTTCGTCCACGAAGTCCACCCACTGCTGCTTGGCCTTGTCGATCTGGAGCGAGGAGTCCTCATTGATGTCGGTGGGGAGCCCCATGTTCTCCAAGACCCGTTTGCGAGCCAGCGGGGAAGTAATGTCGTAGAGTTGGTCCGTCAGCGCCTCGCGGGTGGCCTCCCTCATGATGACCGACTGGTCGACGTACGCCTGCTTCTCGACCTTGACCTTGGTCTGGCCCGCGATGGCTTCCCGATCGTACTGCTTGATCTCCCAGCCACCATCGGGATTGGCGGCCTCGTAGGTATCTGGATCCACACGGTTGACCCACAGGAGCTTCAACTGGTGTTCCCAGGTTGCTTCGAGTGAGGACACAATCCCACGCTCGCGGGTTGCCCTCTTCCGTTCAGCCTGCTCACCCAGGATCTGTAGCCCGGACGTGGTAGTGACGTTTCGCGGCGCTTCGCCCACCTCAATGTCGGCGGGACCGACGATCGCCGTCATGTCATCAATGCAGGCTTGTCTCTCGTTGTAGACCCCCTGAGGCATGAGGATGGAGCCGAAGACCTCCGGCTTGGCCTGGGGGTTGAGCGGGGAGACGCGGTAGCGGAAGAGCTTCCCGAGGCCGTAGGCAGCGTTGAACTCCGGACCATCGAGGTCGGCATCGTCCGGGATCAAGAGGTTCGGTGAGCCCATGCGCTCACGAGCCTCGATCGTCTGCGCGTCCATCCCGTTGATTCGGTTCTGCGGCGAGATCAGGTCGTCGGGGAGTCCCTTGCCCCAGAACTCCCCCTCGCGCTCCTTCCAGACTGCTGAGGTGATCATCACCGAGGGGACCTCGGCCACACCCCTCTGGTCCTCGATGCGCTGCATGAGAACGGTGTTCTCTGCGATCAGCGACTGACGGTTGCCGATGAGGACCAGCTTCCTGCCTTCGGGGTGGCGGAAGGAGGGGTAGTGAATGAGTTCGTACACCTGGGCATGGTGATCGTAGATGCCAGCGTCCATGCCGTAGTCGAAGCGCCCGATCATGTCCCACTCGCCGAGGAACGGGTGGAAGCGCATGAGTTCCTCGGGGGACTCGGGCTCGACCTGGTCGATGAGATCCGGGTAGTGCTCCTCGATCCAGTCGAGGGAGCGCACCTTGCAGATGCCGTGCATGACGGCGGAGAGGTTGTTGTAGCCGACCCCACCGTTCTGTGGGTAGTACTCGAAGGGGGAGATGACCTCGATGTCAGTACCACCCTTGGGGACGGTGCGCCCGAGCGGACGAGCGAAGATGTCCTTCTGGAGAGATTCCTCCTCCGTGAGGTCCTGCTGCTCCAAGGGACCGCCGCAGGCGACACAGACCGTGATCGGTGTTCCTTCCTTCGTGTACGGCTCGGAGTAGAGAGCACCGCAGGACGAGCACCGGAGGGCATCGACAGCCACCCAGGCTAGCTCGGACCAGGATTCGTTCCAGAACGACTTCATGATCCCGGTTCCGAAGATGATGACGTTGCGGATGAAGCGGTCTCTCTTGTCGGCCCAATGGAGCTTCTCCAGGCGATCGTTCAGGACATCGTTGGCGACCTTCGTCGCAGCCTGGGCACGGGGATCACGAGTGCCGGTGACGACCTTGGGCTTCCACTGGCGCTTGGAGAGCGTGGCGAACTCGATGTCGACGGCGGGAGAGATGCGGTTGGTGACCGGCTTGGGAAGCTCGATCTCCGAGGTGGGCTGCATCTCCTTGAAGGCGAAGCTGCGGACACCTTCGAAGGTGTCCTCCCAGTCGCGCTCGATCCACTGCTTGCCGAGTTCGTAGTAGAGCCCCAGGGCGATGCGCGTGAGGTGTCGGTTGCGGTACTGTGAGAACCGCTGGAAGTAGCGGTCACGGAAGCCGATGATGTAGTCCTCATCGGCGTCGATGGTGGGGAATCTGAAGAGGGTGTTCTTGTCTACCGTCGCACCGTTAAGCGGCATCTTCCGGTTCTGCCTTCTCTTCTGGCTCGGGCGGCGGTGTGGCCGTCCCAGCTACGACAGGACGCGGTGCAGGCGGGGGAGTCATCCCCACGCCAGGTTGCCACACTCGCTGTTGCTCTCCGTTTCCAGGCGGTGGAGCAATAGGACGAGGTGGAAGTGGATGGATCTCGCGGTGGACAGCCGGGTGAGTCACGGCAAGGATCCGGTCGATCAGCTTGGTCTCACGATCGTGGGCTGTCTGGGTGAGGAAGCGGACCTGCGCTCGAAGGTCCGAGTTCTCGGCACGGAGGGTTGCGACAAGGTCTTGGAGCGCACGGGTTTTCGAGAACCACATGGTGGTTCTAGTGTACCAAACTGCTTGGGAGGTGAAGCCGGTTCTCGATCGAGCAGTGGACTCGGGGAAAGAACCGGCAAGACCCCGCACTGCCTGCTTGCCCTTTGGACCCGAAGGGCGAGAGAAAGCGGGGCGGGGAGCCTCTGCTACTCCCCGCCCCAGGACCGCCTTCCCCGAAGAAGGAGCCAAGATCTCCGGGGGCCACTCTCATTCCGGAGGGTATTCCCCAAGAGCATGGCTGTCAAGCCCTTGGGGTAATTTCACGCCTTCTTCAGGTGGACGACTGGTTGGAATCCCTCACGACCAACGGCCTTGACGATGTGGGAGACGCCGTGGAACTGCACCTTGTTGCCGAGGAAGTAGTTCCAGTTCGATTGGGCGATGGCCCAGTGCTTCCTCTTCCCGACGTAGACGAGAAGATTCATGAATCACCAGCGTGGGGCTTGCTTCCGCATGACCGAGCCTCTGGTCTGGTTGTGTGCCCAGCGTTGCGCGGCCTGCCTGCGCCCCTTCTTGAGCCACTTCCTGAAATCCTTGGAGCGAACCTCTGAAGCAACAGGAGGTGGAGGTGTCACTTCGCGTGCGGCACGGCGGAGATCCCGCCAGCCCTCGGGTTGGAGGTACGCAGCGCCCTGCGTGAAGGCATCCACCTGGTCGTCGTAGGCAGCCTTGGGGAACTGGGCGCACTCCTCGACGAACTCCCAGACCCAGCGGGCCTTGGTGTTGTCGTCGTTCTGGGGAAGCCAGACGTTCCCAGCCTGGACGAGGGGAACGATCGCCTCGACGCGGGACCGCTTGGCGGTGTTCTTCACGGGTACGGGGATGATGCCAGGTACTTCGTGAGTGAGGGTGCTCTTGAGGGCAGGCCCCATGGCCGTGTCCTCGACCAGCTTGGCCAGCGCCTGGGGGTACTTGGTGGTGAAGTTCTTCATGTGCCAGATGACCTGGCCCATGTTGAAGTGGTCGCGCACCTGGGCCACCAGGAAGATGTCAGCCCCCTTCCTGGCCCAGACCTGCCCCACGGAGTAGTCGTTCTCCTCCTTGTCCTTCAGGGCCAGATCCCAGGTCTGGATCCACTGATCCGGAGCCTCGGGGAGGGAGTAGTAGTACTTCCACCAGTCCCTCTTCAGCAGTCCTCCACCTTCTGGCGTTGGACGACCCTGGTGCAGCGCGGACCACCAGTATGGAGACATGCTGTTCTTGCGGATCTCGTAGGTGGGGTCGTCGGTGTGGAACTCGGGCCAGAGGGGATCTCCGGGGGCTCGTCCGAGCACGTCGTTCTCTTCGGCGAGGGAGGGGATGTTGATGATCTCCCACTGGTCGCCGTAGTTGTCGATGATGCGTCCGAAGAGGTCATCCTGATGCCACCTCGTCATGACCCCGACGATGCAGCCGTTCGGCTGGAGACGGGTGAGCGCGGAGGACTGGAACCACTCCCACATCTTGTCCCGGTAGACCTGGGAGTCTGCTTCCTCGGCGCTCTTGACCACGTCGTCGAGGACCATCAGATCAGCGCCCTTACCCATGAGGGAGCCGCCGTAGCCGACGCAGATCATGCCTCCGCCGCTGGTGAGTGACCAGTCGTTGGCGGCTGTCCGGTCAGGGTGGACGCGAAGGTTGAGGTTGTCGCCGTACTCGATGACGAGGTCGCGGCAGTCAGCCCCCCATTGGCGGGCGAACGTCTCGTTGTAGCCGACGAGGATCACCTTGTCCCTTGGGTGGCGAGCGAGGTAGGTGTCAATCAGGAGGGACTTGCCGTGGCGGGGACCGAGGGAGACGAGGATCCTGCGGACGTTGCGCTTCTCCAGTTCCACCAGCTTCTGGGAGATGTAGTCCAGGTGCATGGCGTGCTTCCACACGCCATGAGAGAACTGGACCGCGAACTCGGCGGGGCTAGATGGTAGATCGGGAGCGGCCCCGAGGCCGACGGCGAGGCTGTTGAGCTTTGAGAGGAGTTCGTTGAGTTGGGGGATGGTGAGCTTGGCGCGAGCCCCGGGATCGTCGATGAGCCTTTCCAGCGGCGGAACTGCGGGCTTCATGCTTGGACTCTAGCGTACCATCCCTCCACTCCTCAAGGTACCTCCACCTGTTGTTGTCCCAGACATCGGACACCCAGGTGAGGATCTCGGGATCCCACTCGTCCCACTCGTGCTCGTCGCAGTCGATGGGGACCTCGCCGAGGAGGGCGGCAAGCTGGACGGAGATCATCTCTGGAGACAGCACCGAACCCCAATGGGCCTTCGCCAACATGTCTCGGAAGGCAGACTCCTTGTTCACCATGTCGGTGAACATCTTGGCGGAGTAGACCTGCTTCAGCACGTCGGAGAGGTTGGCGAACTCACCTACCATAGGGTCTGAGTCCCTTCCGGGCTTCCTTCCTGTCTTTCCACGCCTTGGACATCCGGTCGCAGATGGAGCAGATGTCCGTCCTCGATCGGCGCTCGGGGCGGATGCGCCGACCACAGTAGCGGCAGCGTTTCTGGTTCAGATTGTCCAGTTGTCCTCCTCGTGGATGGCCCGGAGGAGAGCGGCTGCCCGGAGGCAGATCGTCCAGGCGAACTGAGAAGTCTCGATGGCGAAGTGGGGCTCCTCTTCGTAGGAGTACTCGCCGTGGCGGATCTCTCCCCCGCCGGGGAGCCCGGAGAGGAGCCACCCGATGCCGAAGGCCATGGACTTGTCCTCCTCGGTGAACCTGTAGCCATCCCAGGTAGGAAGGGAGTTCCCGAACCGGTCCTGGTTGGGCAGCCACAGCATGGGCTGCGCGATGGCGAGATGGGCAAGGAGGACCTGGATGTTCTTGGGTGTCGGGTTCATCCGGTGATCTTCTCCATCAGCCCGAAGGTGCCCATGACAGCGGGAGCCGGGGGGACGAGTTTCGCGGTCCTCATCCTGGCCTCGAACTGCTGGATGGGGCCGTAGTAGAAGGGGGTCTTCCTGGGGTTCTGGGGAAGGAGTTCCCCGAAGCACAGGAAGAACGCCTGGGTGTAGGGACGGTCGAGGAGGTAGTCCTCCCCGAGGATGTCCAGTCCGCTAGGGCTAGGTGACCCGGCCATATGCTTCTCGAACACGGTACTCCTCAATGAGAGGGACAAAGTCGTCTGCGACTTCGTGGAAGACCTTGACGACGGGATTGGCTACTTCGCCCGGCATTCTAGATGCTCCGATCCCTGACATCCAGATGATCTGGATCATGATGCTCGGGCGACCGGATCCGAGGGTGATGACTTCGCCGGTCAAGCGGTAGGCTTCACTCGGGCTGATAGTCGGCAAGGAGTCCCTTCTCCACGAGGTCGGTGACGAAGTGGTCGACGATCATGCACATCTTGGAGGCGAGAGACACCCCCGTGAGGACCTCGGACTCGGATCCCACGAGGATGTAGGAGACGTTCACGAAGGGCCAGTCGGCGGGCTGGTCGGGGCCAGCGTAGTAGAGGTCTTCTTCGCTCATCCGTTGATCATGAGGTTGAAGCCGTGGGCGTTGGTGAACTCGCCGAGAGCGTCCCAGAGGCGACCGTCGATGGTCTGCCCCAGGTGGGAGTTGGCGGGTGCCTTGCCAGCCTGCCCGAGAACGAGGGTGTGAAGGTGGAGGAAGGGCTGGATCTTCTCCAGGTGCTCGGACATGGCGAAGGAGGCGTGGAAGGTGCGGGGCACGGAGAGGTTCTGGGTCCACTTCATTTCCAGGACTCCTGGTCGACGACGGAGTCCCAGGCGGAGATGGCCCGCCAGATGGCGTCGGCGGTTGTGGAGCCGAGTTCGGTCCAGGACTCCACGTCGTTGTTGGAAGGGTAGACCAGGAGGAAGCAGGCGAGGTCGAACTGGAACTGACGGTAGTCGGGGCAGGACTCCACGTCGTTGTTGGAAGGGTAGACCAGGAGATGGAAGCCCTCGTAGAGGGGGCGCTGGTCATTCATTGTCGAGCCCCAGGCGTCATGAGGAGATTATAGGGCGTGCTTGCCGTTATGGCAAGCATGTTTTTCAGAATGCTGTGGTTGCGTGGAGTAGTAGCAATTTACTCGGAGTCTGTGACTCCGGTTCCAGGGGCCGGGGGGTGAGACAAAAAAAAAGGCCCGCCCCCGGGCGGGGGCGGGCCAGTGTGCGTCAGTCGCCGTAGACCGTGTCGGCGAGCGCGCGGTAGAGCAGCAGCCTGTGGCAGGCCCGCTTCTCCGGAGCGCCGACTCCGGGACCCGGCAGGACGAAGAAACGACCGTCCGGGTTCCGGGGGCTAGCCTTCGCCTTGTCCTCGACGATGAGGAACTTGACGACCCAGCCCGCGATCGGCTCGACGGTGCCCTCGTGGATCACCTTCGCGCCGTCGCTGGTCTTCGACTTCCCGCGAGGCTTGCTCGCCTTCACGGGTTCCGGCTTGGGCAGTAGCGCCATGCTAACCTCCTCGCCGGGGCCGGAGGTTGTGGCCCCGGCACTCTAACGACGAATGGGCGGAGTGGTTTCCCCACCCCGCCCGAGCCCCGTTCATCAACGTCCGTCGCGGTCACACGGGGCCACATGCCGCGAACGACAGGTGACGGCAACGCGGGTGCCGTCTCTCCCGCCCGTGATGCTACCCGCGCCCCTGTAGCGGGGCGCGGGCTCTCACGGGGTCCTAGTCGTCCTCGAACACGAGGTCCGAGTCCAGCAACCGACGATAGTCCACGTCGGGGACCGGCTTGCAGCCGATGTCCTCGTGGGGGTCCATCGTCGGGGCGTGGTAAGCGAAGTCGGGGTCAGCGGCGAGGTCGATCTCGATCGCCGCCAGCGTAGCGACTGCGGTCAGTCGCTCGTCCAGGCCGGGGAACCGCGTCCTCGCAGCCTGGGGCACGAGCAGATTGAAGCGGTGCATGGCCCATCGACGAATGGGCGGGATGGTTTCCCCGCCGCGCCTATACATAGAAGATGGGCTGAAGAGGGCTCCAGGAGCAGGTTCTAGAGGGAGCGCACCCCCCACTGGGAGTCGCGTGGATTTGGCTACTGAGTGAGACCCAGATGTTGGGGCCTCCGATAATTAGTGATTCCGTAAAGCTACTCAGTCCTTGGTGTCTTCAGGCAGCAAGGGGTCCTCTCGGTTAGCATTCCGTGGACCTTGGCGTTAAGCTCGATCGCCTTCATTCTGTCCTTATGGTCCTTGTCCCTAATGACCTCGGCCAGATGCATGAGCAACTCATCTGGCTTAACGCCGCACGCCTCCCTCCAGGCTTCAGCGCACGCCTCAGCTACATCAGGGAACTTCTTGATGAGCCTCGGCCCTTGCGTGTTCGGATGAGCATATCCAATTAGCCTCGCTGCCTTCGTAGGGTCGAGCGCGGTCTCAGACGCATAAGCCACGAAGAACTTCTTAACCCTGCTCGGCACTACACGCGCGTACTTGCTCTTGAGCAGCCTCAACCACTCTGGGTCGTGCCCATTCCCAGTGCCCATCTCAACTAGATTCTACCCCACTGCCACTCCGCGCACCCAGTCCCCAGAGCCCCATCACGTAACGGCCAGTTCGGGGAAACCACGCCGCCGGTTCGTCGCCGGGGTGCCGACCGCCGGGTTCCAGACTGGCAATCACCCTAAGGCTCCCAGAGAAAGCGTAATGGCTTGGGTTGGGGGACTGGACCCGGCACCCACTCTCTGCCAGAAAGGAGCCCCAATGGCCAACCACAAAGTCCATTGCTGGTGTGGCATGATCCTCAACCCCAAGCGGCTGCACTACCCCGGAAACAACCCGGAGAACGGTCCAGCCCACCACCCAAAGCCACCTTGCCCCGAGTGCGGCCACGAGCCCCACTCCGGGCCGTGCTTCCCCTTCTGCTCCTGCGCTTCCCCAAGCCCCAGGCTCTACGACGACCGCGACCCCGAGCACCCCGACCACTGGATCATCCTCTGCACCTCCTGCGGCTGCGAGATCGAGGGAGCCGAACCCACTCCCCTGACCTTCGACCCCATGGGCCTCAAGAGCGAGCACATCCCGCTTGCTCTCCTGCGCTCCAACGGCCACAGCAACATCGGCTCCGCCCTTGCCGTCGCCGTCCAGCGGTGGCTCAACAAGGAGGTGCCCAAGTGACCTACCGCCTCGAATACGAGGGGGACGTGGACGCCGAGTGCCCCAACTGCTCAACCGACCTTGTCTGCCCCGAGTGCGACAAGGACGACCTCGTGGAAGACCTAATCTCCGAGGACTTGGAGGATCTGGAGGACCTCAGCGCCCTGCCCCGCACCACCCAGACCCTGAGTGACCAACTCACCAGCCTCTACGAGCAGGCCCTCGACGCTGGCCGCTACCAGGACAAGGACTTCCTGACCGGCCTCATCGACTGGATCAAGCACCGATGACCGCCGGGGATTTCACCGAGATGTTGGACACTCTGGCCACCATGTGTCGCCCCCTCCAAGAGCAGATCGACAACCTCAAGGCCGAGAACAGGAACATCCGCCAGCGCCTCACCAACATCGAGGCCAAGCTCATGAGGATGAGCAAGGAGGGAGACTGATGCACTACGAACCCTGCCGCTGCGGTGGCCTCGCCACCTGCTACTGCGGCCAGATCCTCGAAACCCGGTTCGCCAAGACCAAGAGCCGGGTCGAGGACAGCCGTCCCATCCGCCTCAGGGACGCTCTGGTCTACTTCGCCGTGGTCGCTCGCTACGGACTGCGCCCCATCCTCGACTAGGGGAAAGGAGCCACATGCCCCAGAAGAAGAAGCCCCCCGCCAAGAAGACGGTCTTGGCGGGTTACCGTTGCGTCTACGCCTTCAACGAGGGGTCCTACGAGTACAGGCGACTCGTCAAGGGCCTCCGAGGCAAGAGACGCGAGGCCGTGAAGATCGCCGTCGCCAGAGCCGCCAAGTCCGTGGAAGCCATGTACGACGAGTTGGAGAAGCAGCCCCGCTTCCACAAGATCAAGTCCATCGGCATCACCTTCAAGAAAGCCCACGACAAGGCAGCCAGCCGCTACGAGTCCCAGATGAAGGCCCTCTTCCCCGAGATCAAGATGACCCTCCGACCCTACGGCCATGGAGGCTACTACGACGCCACCTACATCGCCTCCCTCATCACCGACCCCCCGATCCGGGAACTCATCTTCAAGGTCCAAGACCTTGCCGACAAGCTCCGGAAGGAGCAGCGCGAGGCCAGCATCAAGACCAGCGGTGAACTCACCGACTGCGGCGTTCGCATTCCCAGGGACGAGACGGCCAAGAAGGTGTTGGCCGACGCCCACCTGAAGAAGCTCATCGACAACGCCGTTTCCTAGGCTTCAGGGGATGGCGAGTGCCACAAAGTGCTTGCCATCCCTTGCTTGCCATGGTATAAACCCCGCACCATGAGCCACAACGGGAGAAAACTCACGTTAAAGGAAATCGAGGCAAATGGCACGTAAACGCCGGAAGCCCAAATCGAAGCTGACCGACAAGCAGCGAAGAGAGCAGGCCCTCAAGCACATGGCGTCCGTCTACTCAGGAGCCAACGAGATCCCCGACGGAACCACCCTGAGGGACTACGACCTCTTCGAGCTTCAGGACCTCTCCCTGATTCTCGAAGACATCGCCTACGACGCCAGCGAGGCCCACGAACTCATCGAAGAGCTTGTCGAGAACCACCCTGATTCCTAGAAAGGAGGATCAGTGAAGCCACTCGCCAAGATGACGTTCGAGGAGGCCAGCCGAGCCCGCTCTGCGCTCATGGCCATCTCACAGATCGTTCGGGAGTACATGGAGCAGGAGAGCAGCGTGATCGCCCCCCTGAAGATCACCACAGAGCCCAAGATCGTGGTGCCCGAGCCCCACAAAGCTCCTCGACTGAGGACCTCCCAGAGCAACAAGCGCAACGGAGGCCACCTCCGCAAGTGCGCCAACCCCGACTGCACCCGCAAGAACCCAAGGTTTCGGGCACACAGGAACCGGCAGTTCTGCCAAGGCACCTGTGGGACCCACTACTTCGGGGTCGTTCGCCGCTTCGCCGACATCGCCGTGCAGGAGAACATCACCCTCCTCGATCTGGTCAACACCCGCATGGCCCGCCACATCAAGAAGTACCCGTGGCTGCGTTCGCCCAAGCACCTCGCCTACGCCAAGAAGCTCATCCCCTCCGTCTCGGAGTACTGGACCCGCCAGCAGGAGAGGATGAGGGCCAAGAAGCGCCACGAGAAGGGCGTGACCATCGCCAAGAACACCCCGACCGCAGCCGCCAAGAAGTAGGACACTCTCCCTACTGCTTTGGTCGGGACAAGACGCACCAGATCACTACGTCTGACAGGAAGGAGCCAAGAAAATATGAAGCGACCTGAAGAGCAGGAGTTCGAGACGATCGAAACGACCATCGGCGAACTGCCCAAGTACCTGGAGCTTGCCGAGAAGACGGGGATCGCCTTGAACATCATCGGCCCCCACGGCGTGGGCAAGACGCAGATCGTCTACGCCTACGGTGCCGAGCGCAACAGGCTCGTCTGCGACCGCGTGGTGTCCATCATGGACCCCACTGCCGAGTTCGCCATGGCGGGCCTCGACCAGACCGGGGACCTCAAGTTCCGCCACAACCGCTCGTTCCCCTTCAAGGGATTCGAGGAGGAGTGGCTGCACCCCGAGTCCAAGGCTGCGCCGATCATCTTCTTCGACGAGTTCAACCAAGCGCAGACCTCCCAACAGAACATGGCCATGAAGATCGTGCTGGAGCGCCACGTCCACAACCGGCCTCTCATCACCGACTCCATGATGCTCCTGGCCGGGAACCGCATCACCGACCACGCCTTCGTGTCCCGGTACTCCGGCCCCATGGCCAACAGGGTGCTGTGGCTGTACCTCCAGCCGTCCCACGAGGACTTCTTCGACTTCGCCCACGCCACGGGACGCATCCACGAGTTCGTCATCGCCTACCTCAAGCTCAACCCCACGCACCTCCACATCTCCCTGATGGAGGAGACGACCATGGACGAGCAGACCAAGGTGATGGCGACCTTCGAAGGTCCGCACCCCACGCCCCGCACATGGGAGTTCGTCTCCAAGGTGCTGGAGACTGATCCCCCGGAGCACGTTCGCCTGACCGCCATCAGCGGGCTCGTCGGACCCGCCGTCGCCACCCAATTCGAGCAGACCTACCGCCTGAAGGACGACATGCCCAACCTCAAGAAGGTCTGCGACACCGGGGAGGAGGCAGTGCCCAAGGAAGTGGCGACTCGCTTCGTGCTCGTCTCCGCTCTCCTCAAGCGAGTGGACGACGACAACCTGGGGAACATCCTCAAGTACTTCGGCAAGATGGACCCCGAGGTGAGCGTCATGTTCGTGAAGCTCATGCTCAAGCACAAGCTCACGCTCGCCTCCCACCCGGCCTATGCCGCGTGGGCCGTGAAGTACGGCAAGCTCCTGGCCTAGGGCCATGCTCGCCCGAGACGCGCTCTCCAACATCTGGGAGATGCCTTGGCGTCAGGCTAATTGCGATCCGGACTACGACGATCTGGAGAACAGCCTGATTGCCGCTCTGGATCAGGCGGACAAGGAGTTTCAGCACGTCATGGGATTCGCCAAGGTGGGGAGATCAGAAGACTCTTGGGCACGCAACATCGACTACCTCGCCTTGGGCAACACCGACGAAGGGTGGTACGGCAAATGACCTACCCCATGCTTGGAGACGGAGCCAACGACTTCTCACGTTCGGGGGGAGACTTCGAACACACCTACCTCCACTACTTCACGATCCTCACCGGAGAGAACTGGAGCATGGCCAAACTCGCCAAGTCCCGTGCCTCTGCGGTGAACATCCTCATGAGTGCAGTCGCCAGCCGCAGGGACCATCTGACGTGGGGACGAGGACACAAGAAGAGCGAGAACCCGCACCTGTTGCCTCACGGAGGGACCAAGTGGGGCAACAGGTTCCATCCCGTCCAGTTCCGACTGGACAAGAACAGCCGCAAACGACGTTTCGTCGCAAGACGACAGAAGGGAGCCAAATGACCGAAACCAAGAAGGGCACGCTACAGGAGCGTGCGGTGCTCGTCAGGCTGGAGCGTAAGAACGTCTGGCTTGGCAAGCGCACCGACAAGGACATCAGCGCCCAGATCCAGAAGAGCAAGGGCCTCACCAAGAGCCACGGTGACTACAAGCGCCACCTCTTCCCCGACTGCGACCAGCCGCTGGAGCAGGTGCTGAACGCCATCAACCACGTCGACTACGTGTACCGCCGCCGCACGTTGCCGTGGCTGCCGGGCGTCAACATCATCGCCACGCCTCTCTTCCTGAACTTCACCGAGGCCATGAACGAGGCTCTGACCAAGCTCGACAAGGCCCGCATCGAGTTGAAGAACCAGTGGCCCGCCATGGTCGCCGCTGGGATCTCCAACTCCAAGGGCACCGCCTCCATGGACGAGTACCCCACCCAGGACATGCTCGACGACATGTACCAGATGGAGTTGACCTACTACCCCGTGGCCGATGACGGGGACTTCCGCGTAACGCTCCCCGCCGAGGTGGTCCAGAGCATCAAGGAGAAGCTCCAGGAGGACAACCAGCGGAGGCTCGCCAACACCACCATCGAGATCTGGAAGCGCCTCACCTCCGAGATCGAGGCTGCGTGGAAGAACCTCGACGGCAAGAAGCTCAGGCCCGAGTGGCTGGAGCGGATCAAGGAACTGGCGAAGTCGATCCCCGATCTGAACCTCGCCGACGACCCCGACCTCAACGAAGCTGCCAAGAAGGCTGAGGCTCTGACTCAGCACGACATCGAGACGCTGAAGGCCAACCCCAACCTCAAGAAGGACACCGCCGACAAGGCCGAGGCACTCTACGAGCAGTTGAAGGACATGTTCTGATGAGGCTCGCTAAGAAGTCGGGACCTGTCACGAGGGAGGAGATCACCTCGACCAGGGACTACCACACTCAGCCTCCCTGGAAGAAAGCCACCAAGCTGGTGTGGCTCGGCATCGCGGCTACCCTCTACCTCTGCATCTCTGCCACGGTGAGGACACAGGACATCGTGGTTGCCGCCGTTGCTCTGATTGGCTTCGTCTCCTACGTGCTGACCATCTGGTACAGCCAGTGGACCGACGAGCTAATGGATCTACTCAACTTGGTGAACAGGCAGAAGGATCAACTGGCTCACGACTGCTTCGCCAGGGAGTTGGAAGGAACCATCGAACGCTTCCTCAAGGAGTTCGGTGGTCCTCCCCAACCCGTCAACCAGAAGAAGAGCGACACGACCCACTGAGCCGTGCCTAGTGAACTGGACGTAGCCAACCACTTGAAGTGTCTGACAGACGGGGTGTGGTTGTGGCAGTGGAAGACCACGGCCAATTCCTTCATCAGCCACATCGCGCCTTCAGACTACAAGGTCTACTTCGCCTACACCGAGAAGGGTGATTCCTTCGATGGTGCGTGGGTGGAGGCATTCCCACGTCCCGGAGTCTCAGTTGGTAGTACCTGACCACCTGACCCATCGTCTATGGAACCCCGCCCATGTTGGCCCGGCCCGTATGGGCGACGACCCCGGAATCCAAGTGTGCGTTCTCGCATTTGGGCAATTCCCACCCGAGGCCGTAGATCTTCTGACGATCGACGACTGGAACAAGATCACCGATACCATGCGGGTGCTGTGGGAGCACTCGCGTGACATCGGAGAAAGGAACAGATGAAGCTACCTCTGCCCCTGATTCGAGCCAAGAATCAGGTGACTCTCAAGGAGTACTTCTACGCCGTGCTCATGATGGGGATGAAGACCGTGGTGGACCCCAAGCTCCCCGCCGCCATGGGCACGGACGGCAAGTGCATCTACGTCAACCCGGCGTGGATGGCACTGGATCAGTGGACCCAGGACCACATCATCTTCGCCTTCATGCACGAGTGCATCCACGTCATGACGGGCGACATGTGGTGGGCTCACGAGTACGGACTCGACAAGTCCTTGGCCAACCAAGCCGCCGACTACTGGATCAACCAGCAGCTAACGGATGAGGGCAAGGTCGCACCCAAGAACTGCCTGCTCGACGCGAAGTACAAGGGATGGACCAAGCTCCAGATCTACAAGGACCTCCAGAAGCAGCAGAGCAAGGGAGGCCAAGGCAACCAGCCTCAGCCAGGACAGGGAGGCAAGGGAGGCGACCCGTTCAACGGTGACGTGATCCCCTCTCCTCCTGATCCCAACCTGAAGGCCGAGATCGGCATGAGGGTGAAGTCCGCAGTGCAAGCGGCCAAGTCCTGTGGCGGTCACGTTCCCGAGTGGGCGAACGACATCGTGGATGACATGGCCAAGCCCAAGGTCAACTGGAAGCGCCGCCTCTTCCACATGGCGCAGACCATCGTGTACGCTCGGACCGACTACTCCTACCGCCGCCACAACAGACGCTACATCCCGCACAACATCATCGCCCCGACGCTCTTCAACCCGGACGCTCGGCTCGGAGAGATCGTGTGTGCCGTGGACACCTCCGGGTCAGTAGCACAAGACGAACTCCAACAGTTCTGGGGCGAGATCGTGGAGATCATCAAGAGCCTCCAGCCTTCCAAGCTGTGGGTGCTCGACGTGGACACCGTGGTTCGCAAGGCCCGGGGCTACAAGCCCGAGGACGACGTGCCCACCAAGGTCGAGGTGTTCGGTCGAGGAGGGACCGACTTCAACCCGCCGTTCAACTGGATTCAGGATCGCTTCACCGGAGTGGACGTGGAGTTGGGCGAGGACTTCCGACCCCAGATGCTGGTCTACCTCACCGACATGGAGGGAGTCTTCCCTGCCAACCCACCGGACTATCCGGTCATCTGGGTCGCCACCACCAAGGCCACCGCACCCTTCGGCGAGACGATCCACATCGACGTGGGGAGGGACGAGTAAATGCTCGGATGCATTCTGCCGTCGGGCAACAAGGTGGAGTTCCCTCTGATCGCGCTCCAACTCCAGAAGCGCAAGGTCCCCTATGGTGAGTGCCGTCTCCCAGGAGGCGGCACCGTCTTCATCATCTTCGACCCGAAGAACCTGCCGGATGACGACAAGGGCAAGTTCCTGCCCGTGCGTGACCAGTCCGGACACGCCATCTACGAAGTCACAGCCGAGATGCTGGAGACACTCCAGTACGGATTCGACAAGCCGCAGCACGACTGCGGTGTCGCCTTCTGTATGGCAGGCGAACTGTGCATGGGACTCCACAGATGAAGCTCACCACGCTCAACGAGATCCAGATCTACCAGTACTCACGACCTTTCCGGGTGGCGATCAAGGCACTGATTGCCACCCACCTCCCTCCTCTTCTGCCACTCGTGGCGAGGGAGAAGAGGGAGGACACCCCGGCCATGAGTGGCGAAGTGCTTGGGGTCTTGTTCCCATGGAAGACACCCATCCCGCACAAGTCACTGATTGGCTTCATCCTCGACAGGGAGCAGGAGTTTGGACGCTCAAACCAAAAGGACATCACTGGCATCAAGGCCGCTGTCAATCTGCACTCGAAGCTCCAGAGTCTCGAAGCCCTGCTCAAGAACCACCCCGATCCGAACCGCGTCCCGATGATGCGTAACCAGAGTGAGGTGCCCCCTCTTCCAGAAGATCGGGAGATCAACGACCTGCTCCAAGAGGCCAGAACCTTGGGACAGATCTACGACCGGGACTTCATCGTCCTGCTTCAGGAGGGACCACTCTCATGATGAGGATCAACCTGACCGAGAACCTACACGTCGACTCCGACGACATCGCCCGCATCATCCAGACCCCCTTCGATGAGACGGTGTCGAGGATCAAGACGAAGTCGAGGAGGGATGCAGCGAGGAAGTACGCCAAGTCTCACCGCATGGTGCTGACACTTCAGACTCTGCCCGACGACATCTACGCCAGGATTCCCAAGGCCAACTCACTCTGGGTCGTCACGAACACTGGCACCGTGGACGACATCGACCTGAAGCTACCCGAGTCGTCGATGTTGCCAAAGATTCTGGGGCTCATCGACAACGGCTCGCCTTCCTTCTCTCAGCATGGGCACAAGGCCATCGTGAAACTCCAAGACGTGATCGACTGCTACCCCAAGGCGAAGAAGGAGTGGGAGGCAGCCGAGCCCATCAAGAAGAGAGGCCAGGAGGTCTACGATCTGATCGTCGCCTACCTCGATGACGCCATGTTCACGACGCCCACCCAACTCGCGTGGTCCGCACCCGAGTTGACTGCCGCGCTGATCCACATCGCAGGAGTGAGGAAGGGCTACGGTAGACGCTATGACGCCAAGCAGATTTTCCTTGCGAGACTCGACAACAGGCGTTATGTTGACCGCACCAAGATGCGCCGCCCCAAGCTGGTCAAGCCCATGCCTGATACGCTCACCCCCTACCTTGGAGAGGCCAAGCTCCTGCACACTGCACTCCACAAGTGACTGACATCAAGCTCATCGAAGCGACCGCCAAGTCCCTGAACTCTGCTGCCTACAGCCTCCTCAAGCTCCACTACCCCAACGAGCGCAACGACTACAGGATGTACGCCGGACTCCGCATCGGCCTTCGGGCCTTGGTTCCACTCTTTCAAGTTGGGGAGGCACAGACATGGGCGGTGGACAAGGGGGAGATCAGGCCAGCACACTCACCAACAAACTGGTCTTCTCGGCTGCCGAGTTTGAAGCACTAAGTCTGCCGGACATCGGCTATTGGGTCGATGCCATGATCCCCAAGAAGGGGATCGTGCTACTCCACGGGAAGTACGGGGCCTACAAGACGGCCATCGCCTTGAACATAGCGAAGGGCGTGGCCGAGGGTCTACCACTCTGGGGCCAGGCAACCGAGAAGACGAAGGTTCTCTTCGTTGAATGCGACACCCCGATCCAGGCACTCCAGCCAAGAGCCAAGACCATTGGGTTCTCTGGGCTCGACGTAGACTTCGCCCCGCTCTACCCCGGATTCGATGTCGTCAACCCCACAAGAGACGAGTGGAACGCATCGCGCTACGAGTTCATCCACACCAAGCACCTTGAGGAGAAGTACGGACTCGTGATCGTGGACTCGCTACGAACCATCCACTCCATGAGCGAGAAGGAGGGGGAGACTGCCAAGGAAGTCTACCTCTCCCTCGCTCGTCTCTTCCCCGACTCCACTGTGCTGCTCGTCCACCACGACCGCAAGACCTACAGAGAAGACGGACGGGGCACACGCTTCAAGACGCAAGAGCAAGTCGAGATGGACTCCGAGTCCTTCATGGGCAGCCAACGATGGATCGACCTCGCCACTACTGCTCTGAAGATCTCGAAGCACGGGACTCAAGGGATCGTGATCTCCCAATCCAAGTCGCAGTGGGGGAAGCACGCCGAGTCCATCTTCCTGAGGCCAGACCCAGACGGCACCACGCTTACTGTTCCAGCACTCCTGGACGACGCGAAGATTGCCGCAGCGGTGACAGCCATCACCGCCAAGGTCACCATCAAGACCCTGGGTCACCTCGACGGGCTACTTGCCAAGCACTTTGGAGTCTCAACGCGCTACGTGAGGGATTTCCGAATTGGATACGAGGAACGAAACGGTCCCGTCCCCACTCGCAGCCGCGCTTAACGCTGCCGAGGAGGACGCAGTCGGCAAGCCCAACTCTCCAGAGATCGACCTGCTCACCACCCTCCTCATGTGCTACCACGACTTCGACGCCTCACTCTCCTCCATGTACTACCACCTGGAGGGCTACGAGTTCTTCAGCATGGGGGTCAACAGGGACAAGGGAGGCTTCTTCCTACACGCACAGTTCTTGGTAGGTCTGCCATGACCACCGATGAAGTGGCGCTGAGGCACAAGATCGAGAACATCTTGGGTGAGTTTGAAGCTGCCATGCGTGGGCACGCCTCTCAGTTCGTGGACTACGCCCACGAGGGTGCATTCCCCGAGGGCTGGCACATAGATCATCTGCTCTTCGGGACGAGGCAGTGGGGGGCGCTCTACCCCTTCATGAACGATGCCTGAGTTCACCTACGAGGAGGCGAGGTTCATGATCGAAGCGTCCAGATCCTTGGCCCGCCTCGCCCCGCAGTTGCTCCGTGCTGCGGGACTCCGAGGCAACTGGCCGGATGCCAAGGGGGAGATAGTGCCCAAGGACTTGTCGTCTGCCGAGGAGGTGCTGTTCGTGGATCACGTCGAGACGCTGCTCTTTGGTTGGGGGCACGGGTGCTTCACAGTGGCACCCCCAGGGGCATGGCCGTAAGTCCTTTAGAATGCGGTTCCAACCGGGTGTTTCTACCTAAGTCCTTTAGTATCAACAACGGGACATGCTTGCCATGGCCACTTGGAACTGACAATGAGAGGGTGGTTCCAACTGAGTAGATTCAACAACTTACCTCTGATTCTGGGGGGTGGTTGGAACAGGTCCTTTATAGTATACAGCTACGCCCAACGGCCCTAACCCTGGGGTTGGAGGTGACCCACGTTGGGGTCACCTCCTGCCCCTGTAGAGTGCCCACTAGCTAGGCGAGAAAGGGGGTGGTTCCAACGTGAGGATCGAATGGATGATCGAGGTCGCCTTCTGGGACAGCGTGTTCGCCGCCGTCCTACTGCTCGGAGCGCACCTCTTCAGGAGGCCGCCGTGGCTCCACCTGACGCTGCTTCTCGCCGCGCTCTGGTGCGTGGTCGAAGCACTGGCCCACGACCTGATGGAGAACGCCCTCGCCTACCTCTGGGGGAATATGATCTGAGCCCAGAATGGCCTCAGGATATTACCCAGAGGGGGTCCGAGGGTCAGGCTCCAGACCAGCGTGCCAGCGCCGCCCTACGGGCGATTTCGCTCCTACGCTTCCTGCTCAGCCGCTTGGCTCTGGCCTTCCCGCCCGCCGTCGAGACACGCTTCCGCGTCGAAGCGTCCAAGTGGTCGGACCCTGCTGATTTGGCTTGACTTCCCATGGCAAGCATAATACATTCTCCAGCATGGGAAAGCCACATAATCTTGCTACGGAAGTTGGAGCCGCCATCCTCTCTTCAGTCCTGGGCCTCGCGGTTCTCTGGTGCATCGTCGTCGTACTGCTGGCGTTCGTTCCAGGCCGGTGAGTAGCGCCACCGGCTCCCTCCTGTCGTACCGGGGGGAGGGGGACTCCCTCAGTCCTCCTCCCCCCACTTTCCCTAGGAGTGCTCATGACTGATCCGCACGGAACGAAAGTTCTGGACGATTTGGACAGAATCAAGAAGGCTGTCTCCTGGCTGTATGACCAAGTCCCTGACCACATTCTCACCGACCCGGAGAACAGCAAGCCTCTAGACCTCGTGGAGCAATTCATCGGGAGGAGCAAGTGAGGTCCGAGTCCTACAGTCGCTACACCGAGGGCCACCGCTGCCGATGGCGGAGGCTATGTGGATACCACTTCAACGGAAAAGGGCTACAGTCAACGGTCCCGAGCCTCGACCTGATGGTGGGCTCGACACTTCACAAGTGTTTGGAGACTGTCCTTTCCGCGCCGTCGCCAGTCGGCCAGGAGACAGCGACCAAGTTGCTGGAGCCTCTCATCGCCGGGCACCGGGAGACTGTGACTCGAACGATCCCGAGCGACACGCCCACTGAGAACGGGAAGCAGTCCGCCTGTCTGGTCGAGGTCCTCGCCCACGCCTGGACCCGCATCACCCTCCCCTGGATCCGGGAGAACTTCGACGTGATCTCCTCGGAGAAGATGGTCCGCTGGAACGCCGAGGCTCCCACCGGGACGGTCACCTTCTGGAACAAGTCCGACCTCGTTTGCCGGAACAAGAAGACCGGGGTTAAGTCGGTCCACGACTTCAAGTCCCTTGGTTATTGGGACGACGAGTCCTCGGAGCAGTGGCACTTCAACATCCAGATGTACCTCGGTGCCTACATGGAGGAGATGACCAGCAAGCAGCCCGAGAAGGTGGCCGAGTACTACATCCACCCGCTCGTCAAGGGCAATGAGAAGTACCCCTCGCCCCTGGCTTTTCCCTGGTGCGCTCCCGCTGTGACTCCGATGGGCAAGCCCCACTTCTCCCTCGTCTGGAGGAAGGGCTTCAAGCGGGACTGGATCTACGAGCACCAGCAGCCCTCGGAGTTCATCTGGTCCCTACCTGCCAACCAGTTGGTGAAGTTCGTCCCCGTCGCTGGCCCTTACGGCACCGACGAGGAGATGGCCAGAGACTTCATCGAGGGTGCTCTCACCGAAGACGAGTATTGGCACTCCAACCTCAAGGACGTGGACTGGAAGAAGTGGTCGAACCCTGAGACTCAGGTGATGCTGGTGTCCCGGTTCCCACGCTCCTACCAGTGTTGGGACTTCAAGCGCCTGTGCGATTTCCACCGCCTCTGCTTCCGACGCAAGGGATGGGAGGATCCGTTCACCGTCGGCTACGAACCAAGGAGTTTTCGCTGATGCATTCCATCGTTCTCGACCGGGTCACCAACGGCTACATCGTCCGTGTCGGCTGCATGAGCTTCGTCTTCAACTCGTTCGACGAGCTTCTCTACGAACTCCGCGCCTACCATGAGCGCCCACAGGAGACGGAGAAGAAGTGGGTTGCCGAGGCGGAGAAGCAGCGCATCAGGCCCACATTCCCTGGCGTCGACCCCCCGCAGCCCGAGCAGCCCGAGCGGCCCGGGTTCTACGCACGCGAGGCCATGCCGATAGGTGGTGGCCAACTGGTTGGCCGATGAAGTTCGCTGATTGGGTGAAGACCCGCACCGTCAAGAAGCGCCGGAAGACCAGGGTCTTCAACCCCGATCACATCCAGCATCCTCACTGGAAGAAGCCTGTGAACCGTGCCAAGCGGAAGCGTCACAAGGCTGCCGTGCGTCGGATGCAGTCACTCTCACGAAGGAGGAACAGATGAACACGCGCGTGGTGGTCATGAAGCTCATGCCCGCCGTGGTCAAGATTCTGAAGGACCGCTTCCCCAACCTCGGAGCCGAGGAGGTCGTCCTCATCGCCGGGCGTATCTGCGACGAGGTCGTCCGGGTCAGCGCCGAAGATGAGTAGGGTCACCGCCCAGAACCAGGAGGCGAAGCGCACCGCCGCCTACCTTCTCATCGTCCAGGCCAAGCTGGAGATCGAGAAGGCGACCCCCTCTGGTGGTGCTAGTAGCAGCACCTTCTACGCTGCCTGCCGCTACAAGGTGGCCCGGCACTTGGCGTCTCTCGCTGTGCGGGAGCTTCACATTTCGGAGGAGTGATGAAGCCACTCGACCACGACTTCGTGTACGAGTCCGACAACAAGGACTACACCCCACACATCCAGTGGGCTGCCCGCATCATCGCCTTCCTCATCCTCTTCACCGCCGTCGTGGCCTACCTCAGCGTCACCCTCGGCTGCGCCACGGGCGATGCTATGAGGGCAGGGTGCATCACCACTCCCTGTGGTGACGTGTGCTGCCCCAACGACGGGTTGCCTTGCCCCCTCTGTAACGAGTACTCGTACAACGACGGGTGCAACGACTGCGACTGCAAGAGGGTCAACGCTGCCACCTACTCCTGTACCTGTACTCTGATAGCCTGCGAGGATGACCGATGAGCCAGTCCTTCGAGTGGCGCTACAGTGGGCTGGCCAACCAGCAGCGGTACCAGGAGGACTACTACACGCGCTCCATCCACGAGCGCGAGCAGGTACTCCGCCAGCGGGAAGCAGACATCGCCAAGATGCACGAGATGATGCGGCAGCAGTACCATCAGATGCAGAAGCAGGCGATGCCCACACCCATACCGCCGGAGCTAGATCCACAGCACTTCGTGACTCAGGCCCTGATGATCCTGTTCGGCGACCACTGGAAGATCATCAATGAAGAGCTTGCCCTCCTCGACAAGCAGCGATCCTAGGGCTCTCCGTCCCACGGAGAAGCCAGCGGATCCTGTGCCGCTCTGTGTCCTGCCGTGGTGTACCTCGCGCCGCGTGACTCAGCACTTCTGCGAGGTTCACGCCAAGATCTACGACGAGTACCTGTCCAATGATTGATGACGAGATCGCCATGCGCGACGAGATCGCCATGCGCGAGCAGGAGTGGGAGTACAAGGCCGAGCGCCTGAAAGAGGAAATGGCACGCGCCGGACTCCAGGCTGCCCAGGAGACGGAGTGGTTCAACTGGATGCAGGAAGCCAGGGATCATGTGAACTACCTCGTCGCTGGCTACGCTCCTGAAGCCCTCCTCAACAGAGCAGCAAGGGTCGACATGGAAAAGCTCTGCCGGATACAAGCCAAGGAACTGGAGGTTCTACGTGAGTTCGACGAATCCGACTTCTACACCACACGGTACATCAAGCGACTTGCCCTCCGGGCACTCTGATGACTTCACGGAGGATCAGATCAACGACATCCTCCAGCAGGGGGACATCGGAAGCCTGGAGCCAAGCCAACGGAGCCGCTTCCTGTACCGCCTCGCCGAGAAGCTGAGACTCAATCCATTCTCCCGCCCCTTCGATCTCATCCACGTCCGGAAGCCGGACGGCACCAAGAAGCTCATCATCTACGCCAACAAGTCCTGCGCCGACCAGATCCGTGAGCGGGACGGGCTCAGCATCGAGCCGGTCTACCACGGCCCACTACAGATCGGGGAGCAGATCGACGAGAGCATCTACGTCTTCCACGTCAAGATCACCGACCCCAAGACCAACCGGGTCGGTTTCAACGTAGGAGCCGTTCCCATCGTCGGGACAGCAGGCGAAGATCGCTCGAACGCCGTCATGAAAGCCTGGACCAAGGCAGAGCGCCGAGCTACACTAGCCTTCGCCGGTCTGGGCATACCCGACGAGTCGGAGATCTCCAGCATCAGGAACGTGGTGCAGGAGGACGAAGGTGGGGAGGGCCAACCCCGCATCCACACGCCGAAGGTCATCGAGGCTGAAGTGACGAAGACCGCTCCTCTGCCACGCGCCAACGCTCTCAACAAGCCCCCTGTCAAGGTACACCCATGACCTGGGATCCGAATCGCGTCGAGGTTGGTCGCGTCTACGGAACGACGTGGCGTACCTCCGACGAGCTTCGATTCCTGGACCGCATAGGCGAGCACCGCAACGGGCACGCCAACATCCGCACCGACGAGAAGATCCGTCGTCTCGAACAGTACTTGGAGTCTATGAAGCTCCGAGTTGTCTGGCGCAACCTGGAGCCAGACGTGATCCGCCTGCACGCCGAGAAGCTGATCGCCAGCTACAAGGCGTACTCCCAGAGAAAGGAAGCCTAGTGCCGAACATCAACAAGCTGAACCTGTCGGACGAAGTCCTGCCACTCGACCTGAAGGTCATGCCCCAAGGGCTTGGCACCAGACCTCAGGTACCTCAGCCGGGCATCTACCGGTTCCGTCTCCCCGAGTCCCCCGCCATCGAGAACGTCTTCGACACGATCGACACGGAGGATTCCCAGATCCTGGTCGCTGTGTTCTCCGACGATGCGATGCTCTTCAACGAGACGCTCGGTCGGTTCTACGTGGCCCGGGTCAACAACCGATTCCGTGAGATCAGCAGCACGAATCGGGATACAGGAGAGAAGGAATCAATCCTGATCTCCGACTACGGCATGATGCTCAAGGCTCTGAACGCTGAGCCACAGAGGATCAGCAACCGCTACCTCGCCGCCGCCCTCATCGAGTGTGCTGGCAAGGCGTTCATTGCCGAGCACACCCTCACCGCCTCCTGCAATAAGACCCGTGAGATCTTCAAGAGTGGCCAGCGGGTCACCGGGAAGATGGGCTGCGGGAAGCAGTACGCCGTCGAAGCCTGGAAGGGAACCAAGTCGGAGCGGTTCCAGATCCCGGTCGATGGGGACGGCAAGGTGGCGTTGCGATTCGAGTGCAACTGCGGTGCCGAACTGCGCTCCTGGGGGCAACTCCAGGGCTTCCGCAGTGCCTAGTGGACGAAGAGGACCGGGAGTTGGTGGTGGGAGCCGAGGTACTGGTCTGCCCACCACCCTCCCCAATGCTAGCAGCCTACGTGCGGGAGGCATGGGAGGAGCACGGGGGGCTATCACTCGAAGAAGTTCTCTCCATAGCGGGCTTCGCGGAACGTCGAGGCTTCCGATCCGCCATGGAGGAACTCGAACGCTTCATGATTCGGCACCCGAAGTTCTGATCCAGAACATCGTAGGCGAACTCATCTATACCCATGGGACCGCTGCCTTCCTCATGTACCACATCGGTGAGGTACCCGGAGTGGACGGACACAGCGACCCAACTGCCAAGCCCCAGGATCACTGGAGCAACAGGAAACTGATTCAGGCGAACCTCTACTCGCTCTGCCTCAACATGCTCATGGAGGAGGAAAGCGACGACGGGGACGGCGCCGCGTAGGAGCCGACGATGCAGCCCATCTACTTCATCCAGCAGAAGGTCAACGAGATGCAGGAGCACGCCAAGAAGTTGAAGTCAGTGCCCGATCGCTACGACCTGATGGTCATCGGGACGAACGCTGAGCAGGTAGCTCAACACATCGAGCAGATCCTGAAGTGGGGACCAAGTGGAGAACCTGGAGCACCTGCTCCTAGGTAGCCTGAGCATCACGCTCTGGCTCGACCCTGGGAAGTTCTACCCGGCACCAGGAACGCCGGAAATGGAACCAGGTCGGATCTACTACTACGCTCCACCGACACCACTCGAAGACCGAATTCGGAGGATCATTGATCGAGCCGCAACAGAACTCCAGAAGCAAACTCCGTGAGTGCCAGGGCTGTCCCCTGTTCCACAAGGGAGAGGGGTTTGCTGCCGCCGAGTCCGCTGACTCCATCATCACGCTGGTGGGAGAGGCCCTCGGAGAAGAGGAAGCCGTCCACGGCAAGCCATTCATCGGCCCCGCCGGAGAGCAGTTGGACCGTGCCCTCATCAAGGTCGGCCTGCCTCGTGGCTCGATCACGATCGGGAACTCGATCAACTGCCGCCCTCCCAACAACTGGCTCACAGGAGCCCCTTGGGAGCACGCGGCCCTCAACCACTGCCGGGTTCACCGACGCAGGTTCTACAAGCCTGCCACCAAGGTCTACGTCACCCTCGGTGCCGTAGCCACCCGCACCGTCCTGTCCGACCACGGCTACCCCTACGAGGGGAAGCTGGAGAACTGGCACTCTACCGTCATCAAGCTGGAAGAAGACCAGTACCTGATCCCCACTTTCCACCCCTCCTATCTGATGCAGGGGAACCAGAAGCTCTTCAACGTCCAGTGCTACGCCTTCCAACTCGCCAAGGAAGTTGCCGCATTCGGCTACCGCCCTGATCCTCTGGAACTGAACATCGACCCTCCTCCAGAGAAGTTCGAGGCGTGGGTCGCCTCGCTCGTCAACGAGGACGACTGGCTGGCCGTGGACATCGAGACGTTCACGTCTGCTGGCATCCCAGAA